AGAATAGAATATTATTTCAATATGCTAGAGACAGGCGGCTCTATAAAAGAAGATAGGATTTTTCTAGAGTATGTAAATACCATGAAAAGCCTAATGCAAGATTGGAAAAAATACATTGAAGGTTTTGCTGATAAAAAAATAGAGCATAATATTAATATTAATATTGTTAATGAGCATGCAAAAATTTTAAAAGAAACTATCTTAGAAATATTAAGAGAAATGGATCCAAAATTAATATCAATATTTGTAGAAAAATTAAATTATAAAATGAAAAAACTTGATATCTATAAAGATATAGATCCAAGGAGGGATATAATAGATGTTGATGAACGGTAGAGAAATAAAAAATTTTAAGTTGCAAGATTTGAATAGTAGGATTTCTTTTTCTAATTGGATAAAAATAAATATATCCAATGAAAGAAAGTATTCTGCTGATCAGATATTTGAATCTAAAAGATATCTAGAATATCTGAGATATATAGAAGATCAATTGAAATCTCAGCCTTTAAAAAACAAAATTGACTGGATTGAAAGAATAAAGGCTCTAAGAAAAGAAAGGGAACAAGAAAAATAATGTCTTTTACCATTTCTCAAAAATTACTAGCTAAAAAAGCAGCAAGAGATTTTGGAATTAAAGATATTTCTAAATTTTCTTATGGTAAATTAAATGATTTTAATGATGCTTATTATTGGACATTAATCAATATTATTGAATCAAGAAAGATTAAAAAAATTGCTTACCCAAATAATTTTGGTGGAATTGAGATAGAGTCTGAATATGATTTAAAAAAATGGTTAGATATTGTTTATGCAATTTACTTGGAATCTAAAAAAACTGGATCACCAGTTCTAAATATACTTGAAAAGTATGCAGAAAATTTAGATAAAAATACTCAAGAAGATACTAATTTTAAATTATGGTTTAAGTTTTACTATAATGGTGAAAACTCAAAATATGCTTTTAGGAATAATGAAATGAAAAAAGAAGCTTTGTATACTGGTAATTTGGGGCAATCTGCTGGTTTATATGGTCAAACAACCTATGATCTTCCAGGTAGTAGCTTTGGAATGGCTGCTTCCAAGGGTGAGATAGATGCAGAGGAACCACCAGTACCAATGACTAATTCTGAGAGTGATAACTTGAAGGCATGGAAGGGAAGAGTTAACACTGCATGTAGAAGAATTGATAAACTACTGAGAGAATCTGATCATCTTTCTCCTGATGAATTTTTAGAGCTCTCCCAACTGTTGCTAACATTTAGTCATAAAATTAGAGGAGTTAAGCTTATATCTACTGCTCAGGATTTGACATATCAATTTAGTAATATTTTAAGAAAGTATGCGAAAGATAAGACATCAACTTCTCTAATTAAAAATGCATCAGATATTTTAATTAAGACAGCACAAGAAATTGAGGCACCACCACAGCCTTCAGCAGAAGCTCCACCGGCACCTACAGCAGCAGACGCAGCACCCCCCGTTGCTCCACCGGCAAGAACTCCAGAACAAGCCCTAAGAGACAAGATTCCCGGACCTGATGATGTAGAGCCTACACCACTAAAGGACATCGTTCCAATACCAGGGCCAAAGAAAGGAGAGTACGACGGATTTGTTGGAGACGTAAAGTTAGATGATGCTGCCTCAAAACTAGATGAAGTAGCAGGCATGCTTTCTGACAGAAGAATTATTAGATTACTAGCAGAGTTTGAGATTATGTTGGATAAGATTGGAATAGCAGCAATGTTCCCAGAATTAGCTGAAGCGCAAAGCAAGCTAATTGACGGATATTCTTATGCACTTACCCGCGTAACCAAAATGATGGGTCAGTTGGCAAACGCAAAAATGTTACTGGAAGCACAAGATGGAGGAGAGGTTCTTACTCCAGATCAGAAGAATGATGTAGAGCCAGATATTCCAACAACACCACCACCTGAAGAAGAGTCGTAAATATTTATTGGAAAGTAAATGGAAATAGAACTAGCAAATAACTTAAGAATTTTTGCAAAAGAAAATAATATAGATGTCCCACTAATTGTTGGAGGCTATGTTAGAGACTTACTCTCTGGAAGAAAAAATAAAATTGTTGATATAGATCTAACTACAAATAACGCAGATATTACAAGATATGCTATTGGATTTTCTTTAAAAAATAATTTTTATTATAAAATTTTTAATGATTTACATGTTACCATTTATACAGACAAATATAAAAATTTAGATTTTTCTAGTAACTTTAATTCCAAAAAAGCTATGGAGTTTTTTAAACATACTGAGTTTTCAGATAAAAAATATTATGAAGTTATCAGTAGAGATTTTTCAATCAACACTTTACATAAATCTATGTTTAATGATAAAATCATTGACCCACTAGATATTGGTACAAAAGACTGTGAGGATAAAATAATTAGAGCGGTTTCATCTCCAGAGATTTGTTTTAATGATGATCCAAGGAGAGCTTATCGTGCTGTATCTATTGCTACAAGATTAGGTTTAAATGTTGATGGAAAAATTATAGATTACATTAAAAACAATCATAGATTATTTATGCCAATAAGTAGTGAATCTATATCAGAGGGATATATTACATCCAATATAGATAAAGTAATTGGTATAAATGATGATATTTTGTTAAATCTATTAATTGACACAAAACTGCTACCATTTATCCCATTAATAGGAAAATTTAAAGATTTATTAATTTCTAAAAATATGGTATCAATATATTTAGATTTAATAAAATAGTTATACTAATAAAAAATTTTGTTTTAGGAGAAGATCTTGATTAGAGGCTTGCTGCAAAAATGTCCATTAGGACTACCCATCCCAAGTGGATGTAAATGTGCTGGAGGAATAGCCAAAGGCACAGATGTAGCCGCCATTAAGCTCATGACACCCATAGATTGGGATTCAGATGAGACAGAAGATCTTCTAGAAGATAACTTAGAGGCTCTGAGCCAAGTTCAAGATCCCAAAGAATGCCCTTACGCAGATAGGATTTTTGACTCTAATAAAGTTGATTGTAAATTTAGTGAAACAAACTCAGATTTTGTTTCAAATCAGTTTCCATTAAATGGAAGTCCAGAGTATCCATCTTTAACTATTGGCAACTCTTCTACTCCAGGTTTTGGTCAACCTCCACACGATTATTCTGATAATAATAATCGTACAGTATATTATGGTATTTATTCTCTAATTGGATAGGAGTTTTTATGAGTAGATATGTAACAGGTTATGTTTATAAAGAAGCACAAGTTTTATCTTATGATAATTTAATGTTAGAAGAACCTCATAACGAGGAGTCTGAAGATATGGTTATCACAGTTGAAGAGGCTTTTGCACCAATGATTGAGGGAGATGAGAGCCTGGGGGATCTAGGCGAGAATCTAATAGAAATGGATAAAGACGTAACCAAATTTGTTGAAGAGCATGGTGACGAAAAAATATCTATGATTCCAGGCTCTGAGGCAAAAGAATCCGATTTTGAAGAAGAGGAGGAAGAGGAAGAAGGCGATTACGCAAATGATGGAAACATTAAAATGTTCTTAGACTATATCAATGGGTCTTATCCATCAAAAATACCAAAGCATGATGGAACTACCACCTTAGGTTGTGAGCGTGCTAAATCATGGCTAGAGAGATTGGACAAAGAGATCTCTACTGTAATCAGAAAAGATCAAGATGGAGTGTTGGATATCTCCTCTCTAGAAAAAGTCAGAACTAGCATTATATCTGATGTAGCAAAATTATCTAAACATATTAATGTTTTGAAAAATAGATTTAAAGATGACTCTAAGAAGAAAGCAAGTTTAGACGGTAATGGCGTTCCATCTTGGACTAATTCTGCAGGAAATGAAGTCGGATACTCTGACCTTAAGAAAGAAGCTGCAACACCAAGCAAAATTTTCATTGCTGTCTCCCCATTTGAGAGGGCTATTTCTGGAATTATGATTAATGCTCATATTTCTGCGGGCCACAGCATGGAAGAGGTCTATGACTTTTTATGCAAAAAATATGCAATTAATCCTAGAGAAGAATTGGCTATAATGCAAGTTTGTATGGATAGTGGGTTTCATATTTTTAAAGATAGAGGATCTTATTCTGGAACTGAAAAAGGATCTGATAATGCTAAACAAGGCGTTGATTTTATTAAAAATTATTTTGCATAGGACACCATGAAAATAACAAGACAAGATACTGCCGAGTCTTATAACACAACAGCTAATTGGTTGAAGGATTTTGCAGACTCATTAAAAAAAGACGCTAATTTTATTGATAATTTTAAAAAAATAAAAAACAAAGAATTCGGCTCTATTGAAGAGAAGATGGCAGACATAAGGCAAAGGGTTGGTTTTGATCTAATTAAAACCATGAAAGATGATCCTGCTCAGGTAAAGTCAGCCTCTGCAAAGTGTGACCATGTTAAAGATGAGTCAGATACCGAAGAATGTAAAGTTTGCAAGGCAAAAAAAGTATTAGATGAGGAAGGACTGAGCATTTTAAAAAACTTTGTAGAATATGCAATTGATTTTGGAAAGTCCAGACCAGATGCATCTATTGAGGCCATTATTCATGAGTGCAAAAGAGATCCAAAATTAAAGTTTGAAAAAATAGAAAAAAACATAAATCCTAAGTCTTTAAGAAAAATGTTGAAAACAAAATTGTCTAAATATAGAAAAGAAAAGGAAGATAAGGTAAAATATGTGAGTGATGAGACTACGAGCTCCAGCATACAAAATGATCTGGCAGACTACGTACTCCATGCCTCACCTAAAGAATGAAGAAAAAAGAAGAAGATAAAATTTTAGATCAATTAGCTAATAGCTTTTTAGATTTCGATCCAGCAAATTTTGTTCAGAATAATTTAACGATAGATGGCAGTGATTTCAACCTATTAGAAACAGGTTGGAAATTCATGGTTGACATTTATCGTTATATTGCTTTGGAAGCCACACAAAAGACTGGTAAGCCAGTTGTTCTAAAAAAAGGTCGACAGGTTGGTGCTACCATCATGGGTTCGGCATTAGATCTTTATTTTACCAATAGTGGCTTATTTACCAGTCCAAATATTAGAGTGGTACACCTATTTCCAGCATTAGCTCAGGCTAAAAAGTTCTCTCAAGATAAACTTGAGACAATGGTAAGGACTGCCAAGGGTGATTTTATCACTAAAAATAAATTAAAATCTGATAATGCCGTTGACAATCTTACAATGAAACAATTCAAGACAGGAACCCTGTGGATTGAGTCTCTCGGAGCAGATGGAGATAGAATCCGTGGTATGACTGCAGATGTAGTTTTCTTTGACGAAATACAAGATATGTATGGTCACGCAGTTGGTAATGCTACTAAGATTTTGACTGCCGCAAAATATGGGCCAATAGGACAGGGTGTTCAGGTTTATTATGGCACTCCAAAGGAAAGAAATAGTTATTTTTCAACTATATGGGATATGTCTGATCAAAGATATTATCATTTAGGATGTATCAACTGCCGGAAAACTTATCCATTTTATCTGCCAGGTGATAAAAGGTGGATGTCAATTTGGTTACATGATAATATTATTCAATGCCCACTTTGCGGCACCAAGCAGAAAAAAATAGAAGCAATTGAAATGGGTAAATGGGTTCCTTCTAAAAACCCAGATGAATGTAAGTTTACAGGATTCCATATTAATCAGCTATACATTCCTTACTTTGCAAAAGAAAATATTATAAATTTAATGCCAGAAATAAATCCATCTCAATCAGAAAGATTATGGAACAACGAGGTTGTTGGGGAATTTTATTCTGATGCAGGTATGCCACTAACTAAAGATGAGATTTACAATAAATGTAGAGATCAAGATCGAGAATTTTCTACAAAGATTGAATCTGGTAAAAAATCTGTTTACTTAGGAGTAGACTGGGGTGGAAAGGATGATGATCCAAACTCTACTGTTGGTCAGTCTTTTTCCTGTGTAGTAATCCTATCAGCCATGCCCGATGGAACTCTTTTGATAGAACATGCTCATAAGCTAAAAAGAAATGATTTTACTTATAAAAAAGAAACAATACAAGAAATGTATAGAAGATTCAATGTAAACAGAGGAGTATCAGACTGGTTCTTTGGGCAAGATGTTGTGCATGATTTACAATATATTTATAGAGATAAATTTTTGGGAGCACAAGGAAGCGGTAGTTTGGTTAACGCAGTCAAATTTAGAGAAGACGAATTAATTATTTCTTATAATAAAGATTTATTAATTGAAGAAATATTTGATCAGTTTAGGAAGGGAAGGATAAGATTTCCGTGGAAAAGCTATGAATATGTTGAGTGGTTAATAGACCATTGTACATCCATGGAAACTAAGACAAGAGTAGTTGGAGGACAGCCAATCAAAGCCTATTCAAAAGGAGGCACCCCTAACGACGGTCTTATGGCTCTCATGTATGCTTATATGGCATATAAATTTGATATAACAAAAGGTTTTTCAATAAAACCTGGACATAAAACAGATCATGAGTATCCTAGAGCAGTACTAGCTAAATTAAATCGGAGAGTTTAAAATGAAAAGAACACCAGGACAACCACAGAATATTAGCAAAAATGCAGCTAATACTCTTTCAGATGTCAGAAGAGCTCAAATATCTGAGGCTGTCAATAGTCAGACTGATGCAAAAACAGAATCAACTTTTTACTCCTCTATAGCTCACAGTCCTTCTTTTAGACAGGGTTTTAATAAAAAGGCATCAGTTGCTTCTCCTATGCCTGGCCCACAAACTGGCTATAATAATGATCGTCTGGCACCAGAAGTTTACTCTCCATTATTTCAGCTAGCAAACCTTAACTTACCAAGAGATAGGGTTACAATGAATGCTTGGAATAGAGTATTTTACGATACACACCCTATCGTTAGAAATGCTATCAATCTTCACTCCAGCTACCCTATAAGCAAGATTAACATTACTTGTAAGAATAAAAAAGTACAACAATTTTTTATGGAAATGGCAGAAAGAATTGACCTATATTCTGTTGTTTATGGAGCGGCACTTGAGTTTTGGAAGATGGGAGAAAGCTTTCCATATGCAGAATTAGACGAAAGTATGGGTGTTTGGAATAGAATTACTATTCTTAATCCAGACTTTATTCATGTTAAAAAATCCATTATAGGAAATCACTCACAAATTTCTTTAAGACCAGATGCTGGTTTAGTAAGAATGGTAAGCTCTAATTTACCTGCTGATGTATCAATGAGAAAATTTATTCCTTCTCATATTATTGATTATGTAAAAAAAGGAATGAATATTCCTCTGGATGATTTTAATATTTCACATTTAAAATTATTAAGTTCACCATATGATATTCGTGGAACCTCCATTATTGTCTCTACTTATAAAGACTTAATGTTATATGATAAGTTGAGAGAATCAAAATTTGCACAAGCAGATGGAATGATCAATCCACTTACTCTAGTAACAATGGGAGCGGATGGAGACTACAGGGCCACCCAGGCTGATATTGAGGCATTTAAACAAGTGTTAGAAGAAGCACAATATGATAAAGACTTTAAGATTGTTACACATGCCGGAGTAAAGATAGAGAGAGCTGGATTCTCTGGAGCTACTATGGATATATCTGCAGATATTACCCACATCGTAGAAAATATTTATACTGGACTTATGACACCAAAAGCCCTTATGGATCAGGAGTCTGCTACATACGCATCTTCGTCCGTAGGATTAGATGTTCTAAGACAGAGATATGATGTATTTAGAAACATGATTAAAAAATGGTTGGAAAGAAAAATCTTTGCACCAGTATGTGAGCTTCAAGATTTTTTTGAATACAAAGATGGTGAGAAAAGATTATTGGTCCCAACTATTGATTGGAATCATATGAATCTATATGATATGAATGATTATGTCCAGCAAATATCAACTTTTGTTGGTAATAAACAAGTCTCCATACAAACATTGCATAGAAGTCTTGGCCTATCATACGAGGAAGAAAGAAGGAGAATTAGAGAGGAGATGATTGATGATCAAATATTTGCCAAAGAACAACAGATTCTTGGCAATATGAGACTCTCTGAGATTCAAGGCCTAGATCCAACCAGAGGCATTCCAGAGCCTCCAGAGGGAACCTCTGGAGCAGCACCCGGAGCAGATGCTGGCGGCGGTCTACCCGGCATGTCTCCTCCATCTGGTGGCCCTCCACCTGGCGAGCCACCAGCTTAAAGTAAAGAGAAAAATAGGATATAAGATAATGAAATCTTTTCAAAAAATCAGTCAAGTAAATCCTGCTACAGCACCAGCTGCAGCGGCTCCTTTGAATCCAGCTACGACTCCAGCTGTTGCCACTCCTGCCGCCCCAAGTGTTAGAGAGTCTTCATTTACAGAAGCTGATTTTGCTACCGCTATACATAAGTTTATAAGTGGCATGAATGAATTCTATGCAATAGGAATGATTGAAGCAGCAATGCCATCCTTAGTATCTGATTCGGTGGGACTTCTTACATCATTTTTAGTTGCAGAGCCTGGCGCAAATTATTTGCAAAGAGAATTAAGTCTTGGTATTTCTGATGCTAAAAAATATGACAAAACAGTCTCGCCATCAGTTGACAATATTCTGAGTTCTTTTTCAACTAGAGTATCTAATAAGATAAATTCTGCTTTTAAAAAATTCTCATCACTTATAAAGTATTCAGAGGAGCTTTTGCAAGATAAAAATATTTCTGCAGATCCTGCAATTGTTTCTGAGTATAAAAAAAAAGAGCAT